GGCAGTGGGGAATGCTCATCATGAGCTTCTACTTTGGTGGGCGCACACTAGAGAAGATCATTGACATGCGGAGTAAGAAATGAAGACCCCTGCTTGGACCCGGAAAGAAGGTAAGAACCCGAAGGGTGGGTTGAACGCGAAGGGCCGTGCCAGTTATAATGCAGCTAACCCGGGCAAGCCGGGACTAAAGCCCCCGCAGCCTGAAGGCGGTTCCAGACGAGATTCGTTCTGTGCCCGGATGACCGGGATGAAGAAAAAGTTGACGTCTGCAAAGACAGCGAACGACCCAAACAGTCGTATCAACAAATCTTTACGGGCTTGGAAGTGCTAGGGTGCTCAAATGGAAATGATGGTCTGGAATGTAATCCTCACAGCAATCGTTGCTCTTCTGGGGTATATCGTGAAAGAAAAGTTTGCTGAACTGACCCGTCTCAGCATCCTGCTGAACAAAACCCGTGAAGAAGTTGCTCGGGACCATATCACTCGCTCGGAGTTCCGTGCGGACGTACAGCAACTTCTGGACAGGTTTGACCGGATAGAGCGCAAGCTTGACACTATTGCAACTAATCGAAGATCCAGTCAAAATGCCCTCTAGCACTCCAAAACAAGCTCGCACCATGCGAGCTGCCGCACACGACCCCTCCTTTGCCAAGAAGCTTGGTATCCCTCAATCTGTAGCTCGTGAGTTCGTTCAGGCCGACAAAGGCCGTTTTTCCAAAGGTGGTGAAATGAAAGAGTCTAAAGCAATGATGGGTAAAGAACTCGCCTTTATGAAAAAGAAAGGCGCTCCGAAGTCTATGATCAAGCATGAGATGGCTGAAGCCAAAGGCATGAAGAAAATGGCTTCTGGCGGTCTTGCTGCGGGTCATAAGTCTGCCGACGGTGTTGCCAAGAAAGGTAAAACCAAAGGCACGATGATTAAGATGCGTAAAGGCGGGAGTTGCTAACATGGCTGGATTTCCTGTACGTAAGCCGACTGAGAAAGAGCAGAAGGCAATTGACAAAGCGCGTAGGGATATGCAGGGGGCTGAGAAAGCCAAAACTGACATCTTTTCACGCTTGATGCCGACTGAGCGTCTTGATGCTGAGCAAGGGTTTAAGGAGGCTCGTCGACGCATGGACCGTATCCCTCGTGAAGCCCGCGAGTATGAGTCGTACAATCAAGCACCGTTTAAGAAGGGTGGTTCGGTAAGCTCTGCCTCTAAACGTGCTGATGGCTGCGCTCAGCGGGGTAAGACCCGAGGTAAATTTATTTAAGCCATGCAAGACGAACTCACACTACTACTAGCTAAACAAGGTGCGGTCCCGCGAGGGCTCGCATTTCAAGCGGCTAGGCGTATGGGGTTATCAGAGTTCGAGTGGAAGGACCCGAATACGGGTCGTGTGGGTAGGTTCCACACTCGCATGGCAGGCGAAGGCATGCGGCTTCCTAGGGGTATAAAAGAGTCCGACCTGTATCGGGATCCAGTCCAAGAGCGGATCAGCCGCGACTACTACGACCGCACGCAGCAGATCGAGAAGGATTACCAGCAAGAGTTGCGCAACATCTCGTCGGAGTCGGACACTCGGCAGAAGCGGGGTTTGCAGCCGTACACCTCGGACATGGTGCCGTTTGAGCGGAATCAGGAGGCGTTGCGGGAGTTGGATCGGCACATGGCGGGTTTGAGAAAGTACGAAGAAGATGAGTTGATTCAGGGCACGGTGAATGAGGAGGTGCAGAAGGCGGTGGAGCAGGACCGTGCTGAGATGGACCGGTTGGGGAAGGAGATTGCGTTTTACGAGTCGCTTTTGCGTTTAAAGAATTATGAAAATGCGGAGCGGGATGCGGATGCGCAGTTGGCGTTGGGCCAACTGATGAACGAAGAGGCGTTTGAGAGGTCGTTTGAGGGGCTTCAGGATTACGAGCGGGCGGAACAGCAGGCAGATGCACAGGCCAACTTGGCGCGGCTCGCACCGCTACGTCAGCAACAGGCGATACAACCTGTTTATCCAGAGATGGGGCTTCTAGCCTTACCTAAGGCGTTGCGGGGGATATTTAGTTTGATAGACCGACTTCGATCCGCTAAAGAACTTCCGCCTCCGAGGCAAGAGCCCTATTTTTCTGCGGGTGGGATTGCAACTCTTGTAAAGAACCAAAGGGGTCGATTATGATGCCTTCACGTGGTATGGGGATCATATCCCCACGCAAGATGCCAAAGATCAAGCACCGTAAGGATGGTGATGAGTTCGAGGTGTATGCTGAGGGCGGCGCTGTAAAGTCCAAAGTCAACGAAGCCGGTAACTACACCAAGCCCGGGATGCGTAAAGCCTTGTTCGAGAAGATTAAGGGTCAGGCAACTCAGGGTACTGGTGCAGGGCAGTGGTCGGCCCGTAAAGCTCAGCTTCTTGCCAAGCAGTACAAGGCTAAGGGCGGCGGGTACAAATAAGGTCGCACAATGGACTATGAACCGTTACTTAATTTACCAGACGTAAATTCGGTTTTTAGAACTGAGCGTGGTTCTACTTATGCCCATCATGCAAACGCCACTACTACCCGCAATAGGAGTGGGAGTAATCACCGAGATACAACTACCGGGCTACAACCGCGCTCTGGCAAAACTGTTTTTGTTACCCCACAAGACTTGCCTCAGTTAGCGTTTTTTCAAAACCCGGATATGGCGACTCGTTTTGTTCCTATAGTAAAAGATGGGAAGCCAACAGGGTACGCCAAGTTAGAGTTGTTAGAAGATTATGGCCCTAGAAAAGCTGGGACATCTATTGCCACCGTACCATATAAGACTACCCCAGAAATTGGATTGCATCCTGTAGAGATTTATAGAAGTGAAAGCCCAATTGGGGATTCTGGTAGGGGCGTTCACTTTGGCAACAAAATTACCGAAGTTTGGCCCAAGCCAGCTAGATTGGCTGGTAAAGCTGGAGTGGCTGCTGGAATTGCAGGGTTGGCTGGCGCAGCTAAATCTGCGACCCAAGGTGATTACGGTCCGTTGAGAGAAGCAGTGGGTGAGGTGGTGACTCCGTTTGTTGCTACACCCAGAGAAACTAGCCTTGGTGAGCAAGATTGGATTGACCGGCGTAGGCGTAACGCGGCTGAAGCTGAACAAGTGCTAAAAAGTCTAAGAGGTGATAAAGTGCAGATGCCTCAAGAGTATTCTAAAGGTGGTTGGGCTTTGATATGAAACCATCTCAACAATCTCTCAAAGATTGGACAGCCCAGAAATGGGCCACACGCAGTGGCAAGCCGTCCTCTAAGACCGGTGAGCGGTACCTGCCGAAAGCAGCGATTGAAGCCCTAAGCCCTGCCGAGTACGCGGCAACCACCCGAGCAAAGCGTGCGGGCAAGGCCAAGGGTAAGCAGTTCGTGAAGCAGCCGCCCAAGATCGCGGCTAAGACAGCGAGGTATAGGTGATGGCTACCAAGAACTGGATCAAAGACGCAATCTCTAAGCCCGGGTCGCTCCGCAAGGCGATGGGCGTCAAGGAAGGTAAGACGATCCCTGCAGGTAAGCTCGCTGCTGCAGCCAAGAAACCCGGTAAAATGGGTCAGAGGGCTCGGCTGGCCCAAACGCTCAAGGGCTTTAAGAAGTAATGAAGCGCTGGCCTAACCGATACTAGGTGGATACATGACAACCTCAGGCACGACCGCTTTCAATCTAGACTTCGCAGAACTTGCTGAAGAGGCGTGGGAGCGTGCCGGTCGTGAGATGCGCTCGGGCTATGACCTGCGGACGGCTCGCAGGTCGATGAATCTGCTGACTATCGAGTTTGCTAACCGAGGCATAAACCTCTGGACACTTGAGGCGGGCACTCAGGTGCTGACACCCGGTACGGCCACATACAACCTCCCTGACGATACGATTGACATCATCGAACATGTTATCCGGACCGGCGCAGGTAACCCGACACTTCAGTCGGACCTTACGATTTCTCGGATCAGTGTTTCGACGTATGCGTCGATCCCGACTAAGCTTACGCAAGGGCGTCCAATTCAAATCTTTGTCGAACGCCTACGAGACCAACCCCGGTTTACTCTTTGGCCGGTTCCAGATTCTTCCACCCCCTACACCCTCTTCTATTACAGACTCCGGCGAATCCAAGACGCAGGTACGGGTATCAATACCCCGGACGCCCCCTTTCGATTCCTACCTGCAATAGCTGCAGGGCTGGCGTATCACATCGCCCTCAAGACTCCTGATCTTATGAACCGTGTAGATATGCTCAAGAGGGAGTACGAGGAGCAGTTCAATCTGGCTGCGGGTGAGGATAGGGAGAAGGCGTCCGTACGGTTTGTGCCTAGGATCTATGGGGCTCGGTGATGGGCGACAAGTTTGCCAGACGAGGTAACGCGCTCTCAGAGTGTGACATCTGTGGGTTTCGGTTCAAGCTTGGACAGTTGAAAGAACTCATCGTCAAGGATGTCCCGGTCCACATACTGGCCTGCCCCGAGTGCTGGAACCCAAGCCACCCGCAGTTGAAGTTGGGTACGTTCCCTGTCCAAGATCCTCAAGCAATCCGTGACCCAAGGCCAGACTTTACTGGGTATCCGCAGAGTAGATCGCAGGTCGTGCCGTTGTTTGGGCAGCAGCTTTCGGTTAACATTGGTACAGTGACCGTTGTCATTTCTTAGGAGCTGGTATGAAAGCCGCTATGGATAAAGTTAAGAAGGCCGTGCACAAGCACGAGAAGGCGATGCACCCGGGCAAGCCGCTGACCAAACTCAAGAAGGGCGGTGGGATCAAGATCCGTGGGACGGGCGCAGCGACTAAGGGCACCATGGCCCGAGGGCCGATGGCGTGAACTACGCTGATCTTAAGACTGCGGTCAAGGATACGGTTGAGATTGAGATCCCCGATGCAATCCTTGATACGCTTACGAGGCAGGCTGAGCAGCTTATCTACCAGTCGGCACAGCCACCTGCGCTTCGTAAGAATGTCACGGCTTCAGTCACTATCGGCAACAAGTACCTAGGACTCCCTACGGGCTTCCTGTACGTTTTCTCTTTGGCGGTCGTCAAGGCCAACGGAGACTACGAGTACTTACTCGACAAGGATGTTAACTTCATCCGAGAGTGTTACCCCGACGGGGCAGACACAGGGTTACCAAGGCATTATGCGTTGTTTGACGCTAGTACGTTGATCCTTGGCCCGACGCCTGATGCGGCCTATAGCACTGAGCTGCACTATGCGGCATACCCTGAATCCATCGTGACTGCGGGTACGACGTGGCTGGGTGATGCATTCGATTCGGCGCTCTTGAATGGCACACTGATTCAGGCTATCCGGTTCACGAAGGGTTCTGAGCTCGATCTCAAAACATATGAGACGCTGTACGCTCAGGCTATGGTGCTCTACAAGCAGTTTGCGGATGGGAAGTTGAGGCAGGATACATATCGTAGTGGTCAGGTCCGGAACGAGGTGAAGTGATGATTACCGCTGGACCCTGCAACAGCTTCAAGGAAGAACTACTAGAGGGTATCCACGACTTCCTGAACGACACCTTCAAGGTGGCGCTCTACACTAACAACGCCACGATTGGGCCTGATACAACGGTCTATACGACTGCAAACGAGACATCAGGTGCTGGATATACGGCGGGGGGTAACACGCTCACTGGCGTTTCTGTGGCCCTCTCTCAAGGGGTCGCTTACGTTGATTTCGGTAACACGACGTGGACGTCCGGCAACTTCAGTGCTCGTGGGGCCTTGCTCTACAACAGCAGTAAAGCGAATCGGGCTGTCGCGGTGTTTGAGTTTGGTGAAGTTAAGACTGTGTCGGGTGGTAACTTCCAGATTCAGTTCCCCCCTGCAAACCCAACTGATGCGGTTGTAAGGATTGGGTGATGACGGTTTGGACGCCGATACCAACCCCCGGGTCGCCGACCTATAACAACGCGGCAACTGGACGCATATTGCTCGAATCAGGGTTCCCTGACTTCTTGTTGCAGGAGGGTGGGTTCCCTCCGATAGGTATTTTGCTTGAAGGCTCGGACGACGTGACGTCGTGGAACGCGATACCGACAAACACCACAGTCTGGACTCCGGTGATCCCATAAGGACAAACTATGTCAACTTGGTCAGACAATCTAAAGATTGAACTTCTTGGAACAGGCGACACCAACTGGGGGAACCTGACCAACAACAACTTCAAGTGGGCGATTGAAGAGTCGATCACGGGTTATGCCACGGCAGCGTTTCCGTCTGATGCCGATTACGACTGGGCTGCTGGGTACACAAACTCTAACTCATCTCAGGCGCAACGAAACCTTGTCATCAATGTGACGGGTAGTATTACCGGCACCCGGAACTTGGTTGTGCCCACCATCGAGAAGCAGTACATCGTCCAGAACAACACGACTGGCGGACAAAGCATCACGGTCAAGACCTCGGCTGGTACGGGCGTGACGGTGCCGAATGGGGCCAAGGCGCATCTGTACGTGGACGGCACGAATGTCGTGCAAATGGTGGATTATTTTGTCAGTCCGACGCTGGTGACGCCTGCGCTGGGGACTCCTGCTTCGGGCGTCTTGACCAATGCAACGGGTTTGCCGATCAGCACGGGTGTGAGCGGGTTGGGCACGGACGTCGCGACGGCTCTGGCGGTCAACGTCGGAACGGCGGGGTCGTTTGTTGTCAATGGTGGTGTTTTGGGCACGCCGAGCTCTGG